AGGATTATGTATCTAAAGGATTCACACAAAACATTTCACAGATAGCTGCAACAATTTACCTTGCTGAAAGTGGTGGAGGTATGTACGATGTAGTTACGGAAGATTACAAGAATGTAAATGTAGACTATCGAAGTCAGTTAATTGATGAATTACCAATCAATCAAATTTTAGGAGCTTGTAAAAAGTACAATAAATTCAGAGAAACTTTTTTTAATTCTTATGAATTATTTAGTGACCCGTATGCAGATGTAAAAGTTGAAGAACTAAACGAAGAGGAGAAAGCGGAGTTTGAATTAGAAATGAAAACAAGGGCAAAGCAAGGAGATAACCAATGGATGGTTGTATTAAATATGCTTTCTGATTTCGATATTACAAAATTCAATGCTGTGCTAGACCAAAATCTTTATTTAGCATTTAATCAATTATCTTATATAAAATCGAACAAATAAGTTTTTTCTACATATATAGTTGTATGTCAGAAATTGCGACTTATTATGTTACGTTGAAACCAATTCGGGAGGGTGCTATGCCAGCTTTCGGATGGAAGAATATAGCGTATGTAAACGATCCTGCGATTGAAGAGGTTGGTGTATATTTAAACGCACACGATCCACGAATAGTTGCTGATGAATTAGTACAATCTAAAATATTAGAATATCTTAAAACGGTTGGAATAGTTAAACCTAGCCATTGGATTGAAGTAACGGAGGAAGAGTATCTTTCAAAGCGTGAGATTAATTTAGGCATTGAAGATTCGGAAAGCTACAACGATTTCCAAAAGAAGGGTGGCGGTGGTCAATGGCTAGTAAGATATGAATACAAAGGACCAAATGACGATAAGACACGTTCATTTTGTTCAGAGGTCCTATCTTTAGGTAGACTTTATACTGAGGAGGAAATAACAAACGGTTTATCAAATCCTGAGTTTGGTAACTATTCTATATTTGATTATAAAGGATCGTACGGATGTCGCCATGTCTGGAAGCGTCAAATATACTTTGAAGATTACGAAGATGATGAAGTTAGGCGTGTTGGTTTCGTGCCGCAAGTAGTAGCTAGGTTAGATGACCGTATGGCAACAACTCTAAACGCTTACTTATCTAAGGATGAGTTAATGCAAGTATGCGCTCCTTTACTCGTGCCTGATAAAGATATATTCAGAGACGATGAGATAGGTCGCTATAATATGCGTTTCTCATCTGAGACAATTAAAGAGATGCATGAAATCGCATTATCAAACGGCACACTAGAGAAAGATGATTTATTTAAAGATACGCATAAAGGCGGTGTTGCTCCTTCGTATGTTTTGGATAGTTGGATTTCAGAAAGTGCAGAAGATAAAGCATATACTCAATATGGATTTGACCAAAGCGCATTACCATTCGGAACGCTATTTGTTTTATCACAAGTAACTGATAAGAACTATTGGGAGAATGAAATCAAAGCAAATAAGAAACACGCATACTCAATTGAAGCATTAATAAATTTATCAATAATTAAACTATCAAAAATGGAGAAAGAACAAATCTTACTTCCTGATGGCGAACACTTAATTAACGGTACAATCTACGTTGTTAAAGACGGAGTTGTTATCGAAAAGAAAGAGGTTACAGCTGAACAAGAAGAAGTAATTGAAGAAGTTGCAGCAGCAACACCTGAAGAAATGGCAGATGTGCCTGTTGAAGAAATCGTAACACCAGTTGTTGAAGAAACACCAGTTGTTGAAGATGACCGAATCGCAAAGTTAGAAGCTGCACAAGAAAGCCTAATGAGTGAAATCGCAAAGTTAAAAAGTGAATTGGAAGCACCTTTGTTAGAGGAACTTCCCGTAGAAATGTCAGACAATCGACCAATTTGGCGTAAGATTTCTGATAGTATAAACACAATTAAAAACCAAAAATAAAATGAGTAAAGTAAACGAATTGTCAGTAAAATTATACGGACAAACAATTAATCTTTCTAAGGAAGATTTTAAGAACGCAAAGAAAGCGTTTTTTGACCCGACAACAGTAGAGGGTAAGGAAATCGAAATGGCTATGACTGTTGATGCTTCGGCAGCTTACACAACAAATGCTACTGAGTATTTCCGTAGAGCTATGATTGGAGATGAGAAAACTCGCTCTAAATTCCGTCAATTGTTAGGAGTTAAAGATCGTGTAAACTTGGGTGGTGTTGATGTAACTGGTGTTACAATTAAAGCTGGAGCTTGTGAGCCTAACTTTGATAACACAACGCTTTCACAAAAAGAATATGAAGTTAAGCCATTGATGTATGCGACTATCTTTTGTGTTGCTTCTTTGGAGGAGTCATTTGTATCTGATCAATTAGCTAGAGGATCAAATAACTTTAATCAAAACTTTGCATTCATGAACTTCTTTTTTGACAAATTAGCTGAAGAGTTAACTGAGCAAATGGAAATCATCACGTTCACAGGAACAGTTGCTGCAAATGGTGTTGATGGATTAGAGACTTTAATGGCTGCTGATTTGAACATCCTTGTTCCAACAGCTGGTAACGGTGGTGTTGCTTCAGCTATTACTGATTTGAACGTAATTGCTAAATTGAAACAAGCTCGTAACGTATTGCCTAAAGGTGTAAGACGCAGAAAAGATTTCGTTTATATTTGTTCAACAAATGTTTATGATGCTTTAGCTGATGCTGTTGCTGATAACAAAGCGAGTGGATTATACTACATTGAGAATGTTACATTAACGTTCCAAGGTACACCAATTTACAAAGCTGATGGAGCATCTGATAACGTTATCATTGCAACTTATTGGAATAACTTGGTAAACATCATGGACTTTATGGACGAGGAGTTAGGATTCAACATTGTTGACTTCATGAAAACTACATTATCTAGAAAGATTGGAGTTCGTGTTGATTTCAAATTCCAACCTTCATATACAAACGCTGAAGAGATTTATTTCCACATCTTCTGATAAACGGAGGGTGTGAAAGCCCTCCTATTTTTTAATCATTTAATATAGAAAGATATGGCAATTTGTAGCCCATTAGTGGGAATACCTAAAGACTGCGGAGATAATAATCTCGGAGCAATTAAACGTGCGCTTATCGGATCTTTTGAAGATGTAACGGCTTTAACCGTTACAGCAACTTCAGCACCTGATACCGATGGCGAAGTAACAGCTGTTACTAGAACACCTGGTACTAAATTTGAAGATTTCCCTCTTCCGAAAGATACTTCAATGTTTAGCCAAGAATGGACTGGTGATTTAGTAGCTGATACACATTCTTACTCTCAGACTTGTGAGTTAGGATTTAGACGAATTGATTTAAGAAAGCGTAACGCAATCAGTTTACTTGCTGCGGGACGAAGAGATTTAATTGCAGTTGTTCAAGATAACAACGATGATTGGTGGATGCTTGGAAGTGACCAAGGATTGCGATTGTCAGCTAACTCGACAACTACTAATAACACACGTGCAGCGGGACAACAAATGCCCGTAACATTGACTTCAGAAAATGAGCGTCACATGATGTACAAGGTAGATGCAGATATAATTGCAGGTTTGCTTATTGCAGCTGTTTAAATTTAATTTGCTAAAAATTAAGGGGTTTGTCAAACAAGCCCCTTTTTTTGTACATATAAAGTGTATGAGTAATTTTGTCATAGAAAAAAATACTGTTAATAATATTTGTGTTACGTTATCTGAACGGTCACAATTACTTGATCCGTATTATCTAATAGTATTCACAAATAAGTTTGATTTGGATGGCGCAAGTGTTAGCTGTTCACTTCAGGCAACATCTAACATTCGTTACGATTTGATTGTAATCACTGAAACAACTAATGCAGATGGATTAGCTGGCGAGGTTTATTTGATTGAGGGCGAATGGTCATATAGTGTATATGAAAGTGCATTGCCTACGTTGGATGTATTAGATACTACGGGAAGAATTTTACAAAGAGGATTTATTGTTGTTACAACACAAATAGGGAATTGATATGGGATGGTTTAGCAAAGATACAGCACCACAGCCACAAGTAGAGAATAAAGAATTAGAATGTTTCAGAACAATCAATACTGAGGGTCAAGATTTATCACAGCCATTTGTAGATGATTACGTTAATCGAACTGGTGGTGTTTGGTTTGGGGAGCAAAATTTGTATCCGCAGATTTTAAATCAGTTATACATTTCAGCACCAATGCACCAGGCTTGTTGCAACTTTAAAAAGTACAGCGTAATTGGTAATGGTTACGAATGGAATGATTACGATTCTCTAGATGTTGCAGAAAAGATTGCGATAAAGCAATTTGAAACGATGTCTAAATTTAAGAAGTCTAGTGAAAATGTTGTGTTAGATTTTGTTAAGCATGGTCGAGTTATTGCTTTAGTTCACTATTCTAAGCAATACAAGAAATATACACATTTCAAACTAGTTGATCCTGAAAGCATAAGAAATGCCCAGGTTGGATTATTCAACGATACACCTTCACACTATTTCTATTCGAGAGATTGGACCAGGTCAACAGGTCAACTTATTTTCACACCTTACAAAATAGGTAACACTGATGAGTGGCAAGTATTGGAGCTTAAGAATTGGGTAGGTGGGTTTCGTGCGTATGGTATGCCTGATTGGGTATCTTCGGCAAACTGGCAAAAGGTAGGTGCTGATATTGCTTTGCTTCATAAGTCAGCTATTGAAAACGGAATACAGCCAAGTGTAATTTACAAATATCCTTACATAATGTCACCCGATGAGCGTGACGTTTGGAGTGCTGGGATGCGACACAACGCAAAAGGAGCGAAGAACTACGGGCGTGCTATGAAAGTAGAGGCTAATGGTAAGGACAATTTACCTGATGTTGAGGTTGTAAGCACAACGGATAATCACGCTTTATTCGAGCAAACATCAAAGGAATATAAAGAAGAGGTTGCTATATCTCACAATCTTAATCCTGCTTTAATGGGTGTAAGGATTGCGGGAAGTTTAGGAGCGACTGAAGAGATTGAGTTTTCAGCTGAACAGTTTAAAAAGCTATGGGTAAATTCTAATAGAGAAACTATACAAGACTATCTTAACGAATTAGCTACAATTT